TTTGCTTCTGAAGCCTTATTCAATGTCTCTGAGAAAAATCCCTTAAGATCGCCAAGCATCTTTGCAAAATCAGGTTCATCAACCATAACTTCTGATACGTCGGCTGCTTTTTCTAGAGTTTCGGCAGGAGCGTCTTCTACTGGTGCTTCTACAACTGCTGGTGCTTCTTCAGCAACAACTGGTGCTTCTTCAACAGGAGTTTCTACTGCAGTCTCTTCGACTGCTAATGTTTCTGTATTTTCTGACACTTCATTACCTCCTTCTATGTCTGCCTGTTTTGCAATTTGTGTTTCAGGCAAGGACAATCTTGATCTTTTATGTAAATCAAGAATCTTATCTATTTCTTTTGCTTTGTTAACATCGTTTGATTCTACCCAACCGATTAATGTTGCGGGCTTACCTGTAACTGGAGAATCGTATGATGACTCTGTAGATACAAATACTGAATCGCTATCTGCACAATAAAAAATATTTTCTGCTACAACTTCTGTTGCCATTCCTTTAAATACTAGCTGGCCATTCATTTTCTGAACAGACAAGATGTTGCATAGTTCGTTTGCTGGAGAGTCAACTACTGACAACTCCATCAATGCGTATTCTTTAATAAATCTTACTGGCTTACCAGTAGACTTGTTAACTTCGTTTTCTGAATCCATAATCTTTCCGCCGATTGAGAATCCTGCTAGCGTTCCATCAAGAATCTTTTCCCAAGTATCCTGTGCGCCCTTTGAGATATATGCGTCAACATAAACTCCATTGTAAAATTCTTTTGTTGTTGGATCGTAAAATGTTTCTGGCTTAAATGAAACCATCTTGCCAACTGCATTTGATCCGTGCATCTCACGAATGTTTCCACGGAAACTTTCAAATGCTTTTAGGCTTGCTTCTGCAGTAACAACATCGCCAGTCTGATCAAGATTATCTAGAGTTGCAAATCCTGAGACTGTTCTTTTTTCACGGTTGACTTTGGTGAATGGCACGGACAAAGTAATATTGTCGCCATGCGAAGACCAAAGTGATTTCTCAATGTTCATATGCTTAATTTTATAACGTTATTGTATATAAGGCAAATAATGGTTGAGTAGGGTCAGTCGACTTGTCTTCCGTCTCCTTGAGCATTTCTACCCTCCCCAGAAATATCGGGTGAATTTGCAGACCTTTCAGAATCTCTAGTTCTGGTTTTGCCTGCCTGAGCTCTTTGCTCTGCTGCTGCCTGTGGTTTTAATTCAACGACTTTATCTCCACCATCGAGTGGGACCATGCCCATTCTAATTCTTACCTCATTAGGGGTAATTACCTGCATCCTCAAATATCTCTCATCGATCTTTGACTGAGTATCTTCATCGGTCAAAGTAAGCTCATTGAATTTAAGAAGTAGGGCGTCAGTCATTTCTTCAATAATTTTATTTAGCTTCTTTTCTAAATTCATTTGTGCTGGACGACATACTTGCTCTCTAAATGTTTTATCGGCATCTCTAGCCACTGCCAAATTAACTCCTTCAGGAGTTCCAATTTTATTAATTGGGACACGGTGAGAAAGAAGAATTTCATCTCTATTAGATTTACGATATACGTTAAATGAAGACTCTTGCGTTCCTGCCTCAATTGGCTCCATTTTAAATTCAACCTTTGAGTCTGGTGAATCTGGTGGAAGTGGAATATATAGAGATCTATGATTCTTACCTCTGAGTCCGACCTGGAAAAATTCAAGCAATTTACGCTCTGACTCTGTTGATAATTTAGCACCCTTTACGGTGATAATGTATCTTGGAACAGCCTTGTTCTCAAAGTAGTCAAGGTTATACTTGCCAGCAAATTCGTTTCCAGCCATAGCATTTGAAGATGCCACGATATCTGGAATACCGTAATAGTTATTTGTTGGAGTATACTTCTTTAGATGAATAATCTCATTAGGTCTCTCTAGTCCGCCATCAATCGGATTTGGTGTCTCTTGATCTCCGAAGTTGCGGAAATATACGGCCTTGCCGTAGAGCAGTTGAATAAAGCCATCACGCAGTCTACGCACACGCATAGTCTTTGCTGGGATATGTCCAATATAACCAATCTTTCCAGCAGATGTTCTACCGATTTCAAGGTAGCCGTTTCCTGTTGATTCAACGTCTGTATATACCTTGATTAATGTTTCTGTAAACGTTTCTTCTTCATTGCACTGTTCTAGCCAATCATAAAGATCTTGACGAAGTCTATTAAGCTTTCTACGTGCTCGATCTAATTGCTTATCATCTGTGATGTTATCGAATGCTTCGTTTGTCTTACGTGTTTCAATAAAGTCATGACCAAGTCCTACAATATTAGAAACCTTAGCGTTGATTGCTGCATAGTTGTATGGTGAAATTTCATAAATGCGAGAAAGATAATCTAGGTTATATGGTGGCTCAATAAGATCAAACATTGCATAACCTGTAATTGCTTGAGCAAGTAGGTTTTGCTGAGTTTCTGTTCCTTCAATTCCTTGGAATCTCTTCTGAAGATCACGATTCATTTTACGACGGAATGATGCGCCAAGACCTGATACCTTAGTGAGTGCTTCTCCTTCAATCTTAAATGGGTCGTTGCTTGTCGCCTGTGTTGGAGTATTAAACTTCATCCAATCCGCCATGTTAGAAATTGAAATATCTGTCGAGTCGTCGTCTTCAATAAATTCCATTTTTATCCCCTTAAATTACCGTACTTTTTAACTTCATCTTTATAGTTACCAATGTCCATAGGATCTGGAACCAAGCCCCACTTAAGTCTTGATTGCTGTTCTTCAAATTCTTCGTCTGTAATCTTTCGACGGGCACTAAGAAACTTAGGCTGTCCTTCATAGATACCAAAATTTCTGACCTCTTTTGCAAGGGCCTCAATTCTTGATTTATTATTCTTTTTAGAAGTAATAGATAGATAGTTGCCCTCATCATCGCCAATCCATCGGCCATCTGGCATTTCCCAAACATAGATTCCGAGTGTCGACTCTTCTTCCATGACCTGTGTATTAATCTTATTGATATCCATAGAGTTTTATTTTACCACTCTTTACGGTCTAAGTCCAGCTTTTTGTCAGGGGAAGTGACAAAATTATATACTTTGTAGCACTATCCAGTCATTATCATAATATGACGGAGTTAATTCTGTCAGGTCAATTACTGGATCTGTGACTGTAGTTGAGGGTCTTCCACAATATAAATCAAAATGGGTGGTAACATCTGCCTGTGTTAATGATCTATTATATATTGCTATATTGTTGTATAGGTTATCTGGCCCGCCTGAAGTTTGATAATTAAATTGAAGAGCTCCAGTTACGGCTGATGAGAATACAAGAACTATGTGGTGAGGCTCTCCAGCCACCAGGAAATTGCTTATATTGGTCTGTGAGGTCTTATCTACCCCATTGACGTAAAGCTTGCTTATAGAGGCCTTAGAGACCGTTCCAGACCCATCCCAGGCATACTTGGTGCTGGTAGTTGGATCATAGAATAAAGTATTTGCTCCAGCTGTTTTTGGAGTAAAGAACATCTCTACTGTATTTATATTTAATCCAGTATTGATATTAAATCCATATGTTGAATTTGGCCTAATTCCATTATTATAATGTCTTACCAGTGGGGAATAGTTTAAAGAACCTACTGCAAATTGATTGTTAGATTCAATATAACTGTTATGGTTGTCTGCGTATATTCTAGACTGACTATAAAACCTAATTGAGAAATACGATAGCCTTGGCAGGAATTTACTGGAATCTGTAGTAGACATAGTTATTCTAATATATAGAAGTCCAGTTGTTCCAAAGCTTCCTTTTTTATATTGAGGGATTGCTTCTCCATTTACGCAAGATGAGTAGTTTGTACCGTCGACACTAGTCTCTACTGATATACCTAACTCATTTCTCCATTCAATTTTAGAATCTGTTAGATTCGACTCCATAGGTATAAATAGAAAATCATTTATAACAAACGACTTAGACTCAGAAGTTTCCGTTGGGATAAAAGCTAAATACTTACCCTTGTCATCATAGTAAGTATTTGAATCTACAAAGTCGTCCCACTGGGCATCTACTCCATATGTGTATCCGAAATCTATCTTCTTGGTTCTATCTGAGCAGGAAAACAATACTCCATCTTCTGGATTAACAACATGGATAGGCTGTATATAATAATTTGCATCGTTATAGTGTCTAGTAATTGCTGTTGAATTTAATCCATATCGATATACTGCTGGGGCATCTACTACAAATGAATCTCCTGAGCTAGATGTTGGTCCAATTTGTAAATCAAATGCTGTATTAGTAAACTTAAATGCGGGATCTAATGATTTAACTGCAACCTGAGTTCCATCAATATAAAGGCTAATAGAGCTTACAGAGTATACGCCTACAATATGCATAGCTTTCTTGCTATATGTTACTGCCCACCTAATTTGTTCTGTTGCAGATACCTTAAATACAACGTCGCCTTTTTCCCAATATAATCCAATGCCATCTGTTGTGTCTGCAAATAATGTGGTGACATTTGTTGATTGAATAGATGGGCTAATCCACAACTCTAATGTAAAGTCATTGTCGGATGAGTATTTGTTGCCGAGCCCGTTTGAAACAGATGATCCATAAAAGTCTTTTGATGTTGGCACTGTTATATAAGCAGTATTTGTTATCTTTGTTCCTGATCCACCGCCTGGAATAATTGGTAACATGTTTGCTGCAGGTGATCCTACATACGTAGCATTGTTTCCACATCCTGAAATATCTGAAGCGGTGGTACCCAAAGACTCATCCAACGGCCAAAAGCCAATCGGATAATCTTTGATTACCTTTAATTGATAACTCATAATTCTATTTACCTAATGCGTATTTAGAAGGAACTTCTGCAAAGGCCATGTATATGTACTTCTCTGTTGCTGTTGATGAGTTCATATTTGGGTTATTGTATCTAATCTTAAATCCGTTTGATAACCAGTCAATGTTATTAGCATTTGTAGGTCCTCCCAATAAAGATGAATCGTTTTCTTGATCCCCTCTATTTGCAGCTAAGTTTCGTGCATTATCTGGGGAAGCATTAAATGTCTCTCTTGCTCTATCCTTCATAATCCACTCTCTACCAGTGGTTGTTGATTTCCACATTACAAATCTAGGAGTGAATCCTGTATGTACATATGGACCATTTTCTAATCCGTTTGAGCTCCATGTACCAAACTTACTGAATCCCTCAACCTCTTTGAACAGATATGCTACATATGACCCGCCCGATGTATTTACTTGAACATCGTATCCATAATTAACTGGAGCAGATTCTGTAAATAACAATGCATTTGAATATGAGCTTAATGTAAAGGTTGATGCATTTGCCTGAACAGTTGTAATTTCTTTATGCTGAATAATCCAGTGTCCAGTAGTATCTCTTCTCTTAATAATAACAACATCTGGTGTTGAGCCTAAATTATGGGCAATTGTTCTTCCTGAGCCAGATCCATCTCCAGAATAAGTAACAATATCCATTCCAGAAATTGCATCTTCTTTCCATGTCCAAGCAACATGAGAGTTAGGAGAAGTGTTTAGCCCTCCTCCGCCAGGGAAATCTTGGACGGTAAATCCATCTGCTGTAAATGCAGTTAGACGATCATGATTATAAGAAGTTCCTATGCCTTCCCAGTAACCTTCGTTTTCTGTTGTATTTGTATAAAGGCCCTTTTGTCCAACTCCACGGACAGAGTCGAACACTCTATGATACCATTCGTCTCCATTAATGCCTCTATCCTTTACCCAAACTAGGTTTGGAGAAAAGTTATATCCAGAAAGAGTTAGTGTTCCGCCATTTGGATTATAAATTCGTGCATCAAAGTATCTATTAGGCAATTTAATTGTTGGATCTGGGAAATTTGAAGTACATAAAGTTTTTGCACCAGATGGAACAGTCGCTGCAAATGGCTGTTGGCCAAAGTTAACCAGGGCTGCTCCGTTTGAACTTCCTACTGCTGGATACCATGGACCTGCTCCTATTGAGGTTTTAGTATAGGCTAATGTGCCATTCTTATAAAATGATATTGATCCAGCATCTGAATCAACCATCATTCCAATAACATCAGATTCTGTCCAAGTGCCAATTAATTGAATTGTTGTTCCACCAGCATAAAGCTGTCCGTCTTCACTCCACCATCCATACCCATTTACTGCAGCAGCATCGCCTCCCACATATGTTCCCAGTGCAGCAGATGACTTTAATATTCCAACCAATGCTCTTTTAGAAGGAAGTTTTTTAGCTTCCCAATACCATTTACCAGTAGAAGGAATTGCAAGTGTTGCTCTGGCAGATCCTTGTGTACCAAGAGCTGAGTTATCAAACTCTAGTCCGCCGTATCTAATAGCTGAAGCGGGATTTTTATCCAGGTGATTAAGAACTGCATAATTTCCACGACTATAAATTGTATCTGTATATCTTGTTGGGCTATCGTATGATATTGCACTTCTTGCTGGTGCAATTAATCTTTGTACTCCAGTTGATTTATAATTACTGGCTTGCCCGCCAAATGCTATCTTCCAAGTTGAGTTGTTATCGCTATATTCAACAGTTGCGTACGAAGTACGAACGCTTGCGTCTGTACCATCTCCATATGAACATACAAGTTTTGCATTTACAATAGTTACTGGTGTCGTAAAATCATAAGAAACAGATCCAGAAGGAATAGTTCCAGAATCTGATTCATTATCTCCTACATATGCAACAATTGTTGTATCTGCTGTAGCCGTACTTAAAATTATTCTTGAAACTCTTGGGTGGTGTCCTGCAATTGTTTCCCGTACAGTATATCTCCAATATCTATGTGCCCCATAGGATGGATTTAAAATTCTTTCACCGTTGTATGTATATACATTTTTTGGAATCCAGTTGTGTGTTCCAGAATCTGGCAATTCAGAAGTAGGAGCAGTAAATGAAGATGAAGTGTATCTAGCAACTCCGTTTGTAATTCTTAAATCATCTATATATCCTGTAAAATATCTAACTATAGATGTATTGTGATCTGCACCAATATATATTTCTTGTCCTGAAAAGAATGGATTTATATAGATTCCGTGAGTAGAATCTAAAACTCCGTCAATATAAAATCTTAGCTCGCCATCTTTTCTAGATACAGCTACGTGGTGCCAGGCACCGTCATTTACGCTAGCGGTACTTGAAAAACTTTGGCTTAAAGTCTCTGTTGCTGAGTAGAATGATAGCTTACCTGCTGTTACAAAACCGATTCCAAATAAGTATCCCTTGTATGGTGAAGCTGTATTAAATGCGCTAACAATATCTCCTGCTGTATCTGTTGTATTGACCCAGCATTCAATTGTAAAATCATTTGTGCTATTATACGCAAGATCCAGCTTTTGATTTGCTGGGGTTTTTAAATATGATGATCCATTAAAGTATAAAGATCCAGTTCCAAACTTCTTTGTAGAAGTATTTACTGTAACACCACCAACATTTTCAAAATTACATACCGCCGCATGATCTTGAATTGTAGAATTTGCAAAGTTGAGTAGTAGTTGTGTTCCAGTTGTTGCAGTAGCTGGGGATGTTGGTCTATTAAAATTTTCTGTGTATAGTGCTGTTCCCTTTACCATCTTTATGCCAGATAGATATCCTCTAAATGGGAAGGATGTATCATCTGCTCCGCCGCCAATTCCAATTCTAACTGGGTTTGTAATATTTAAATTAGCTGAAGATGTTCCAGATGCTTGAAGCATTCCATCTTTGAACAATCTTACAGTAGATCCATTTCTTGATACTGCATAATGAATCCATGCATCTATTGCTGGAGATTCTGTTTCTTGACAAACTACAGTTCCATTCATGTATAGAGCAAGTTTTCCAGTGTCTATTGGATTTGTTTGCAGAAGGAATCCTCCAGTTGAAGTGTATCC